GTTGGCTGCGTTTAATTGTCCAGAATCTCAAATCCCGTCCTCTATTGGTATCAACCAGTATAGTTGGGATATGCAGCGAGTCTATGATTATTTGAATACTGACATCATAGAAGAATGTGAAACAAAAGTTCCATGTCGTCGTGATGGTGAAGACTATGTTGCTGGGGATTACAAGAGTTTTGACAAACGTATGCATCCAGCTTTTAGAGACGCTGCTTATCGTATTCTTGGCGAACTTGTCAAGTATTGTCAGATTACTGATGGAGAATGGGACTATTTTGTGAAGAGCGAGACTCAGAGTCCTGCTCAAATTGGCCATTTGAAATTTTGGACTAGAAGCAATCACATGAGTGGTTGTTTCTTTACGACCATTGTTAATTGTCTTGTTAATGAATTGTATTTTCGATATTTGTTTAATATTCGTTTTCCTGAGAAAACTTATGATGGCAATATTCGGGCGAAATTCCTTGGGGATGATCACATTATTCGTATTTCAAAAGATTTGGATTGGCCGGGGTCTCAAATACAACAAGATATGTTTCAATATTTGAGTCAGGTTTACACTGCTGATGACAAGACTCTGACTGAGGTTCCTAATTATCGAAGATTTGACCAAATTTCATTTCTTGGAGCTATTCCACGTATTGTCCGGGGACAGTGGACTGGCGCTGCCAAGCATGACACCTTGGAACAGACTCTTAAGTGGACTCGTGACAAGAATGTTAGTTTGACCCAGACAGCTGAACAGATGCTTGATCTGGCTTCACAACATAGTGAACATTACTATGAATGGTATTCAAGATGCCTCAAGGAAGCTTTTGCACAAGCCGAAATTTATTTTGAGGATTATTATGGATATCGTGAAAGGCAGAGAATTGCGTGTAGACGTCAGGCTGGAACTGATTCGACCTTTTATGGTTGGCTGTCTCAAGGATTTGAAGCTCAAGGTGATGACATTGTCAGAGGTTTGACAACCCTGCAAGTCGATGAGCGGATTGCTAAGGTCACACCATCATATGGTGATCTGTCTGGATTGGCCGTAAATGAAGAGCCTATGACTCTCTCTTATGGTTTGGATTCTGAAATGTGGCGGACCCATATTACTTGGTCAACAACGGATGCAGAGGGAGCAGTTCTTCTGGCCTTAGAAGCCCCTAATGGCATTCTTTCTCTTGGTAAACCTAATAATATTCAAAATATGCCTTTTGAACGTTATATATATTGGCATGGGGATGTAGAATTGACCTTTCAAGTTAATGGTAATCCTTTTCAACAAGGGGCACTGATTGTTTATTTTTATCCTTTGTCTGATCAAGGGCATCTTTTGGATTTGCAGAATGCAACGGCCTGTGAACATATTATTTTACAACCCAAAAGTTCGACTACAAATTCATTGCAGGTTCCTTTCCGATATCCTCGTAGTTTGATGAATACGATTGCTTTTGGAGATCCTACAGAAAGTTTGGGTTATTTTATTGTTCGTGTTTTGTCACC